GCGATGATGCCCTTTCTTACGCTTCGCGCCCCGGCGAACACCGTAAAACAGGAATGCAGGGTAAAAAGCGCCGTTGATATGCCGATTGCCCTCCCCGTTCTTCTGGTTTGGTGCAATCTTCACCATGAGCCCCGGACGTTTTTTAGAAGCGCGGGGCACGTAGTAGCCGATTGAGCGCGCCAGCTGCCCCGTCCGGTATGAGGGGTTTTCGCCAGGCTTCGAGCGACCACGTTTCATTACCAGCCGCCGCGCATCGCGCATGTGAACCTGACCGATTTTGACAAACGCTCGTCGCATCCTTGCCCGGTTAAACACGAGCTCGTCCGGCTGTTCGAAATCAACGTGTAAAAATGCTGTCTGCGGCATAGTCACTCCCGCTGTCGGAACCCAGCTCTTCGCACTCGAGCAACAGGAAACGGCGTTTACTGTTCAGGTCACGGACGCGTTTGACCCGATAAGAAATCTCGTCGTGAACCACTTCATGATCGGCGGTAATGCCTCGGCGAAAACGGATGGTGAAATAATGGGTCACCTTATTTTCAACCTGCACAGACCCCTGATACGCCGCCGCGCCGGGTTGTGCTTTTTTGGCCCACGTCCGGATCTGCTCCGGATAAGTAGGTGACACGCCAAAATCATCCGCTGGCACGTCGACACGCCGCCGGATAACGATTCGCTGGTCCAGTTCGCCCGGGTCGGGCAAAAGGTATGTGGCGCTGGCCTGCGCCTGCCTGAGTTTCATAGCGGGATATACCTGTATGGACCGACGAGCCAGTTAAAGCTCATCGGCAGTTCGACTTTCTCCACTTCGGTGACGGTTGAACGGTTCTCGTAGAAGTGCGTCAGCAACAGCAGCATCCCCATCCTGATGTCATCCGAGAGAATCAGCCCCTCCGGATCGTCGGCTGGCACCCCTGTTTCCGCAGCATAAAGTTTCCGGTTCAGAAAATTTTCTGTCCGGGCCTGAACCGCCCGCCCCAGCAGCTCAAGAAACTTGTCTTCATCGGTGTAATCCTCGTCCAGCCTGAGCTGAGCTTTGATTTCCTCAGGAGAAAGCAACATAGGATCCTCCTGCGCCCGCCAGATGGCGGGCACAAAAAAACCGCTTAGCGCGGCATGGTTTCTTCAGTGATGGAGTTTATTAGCTGCTTGCTGAGCCCTTGCCCACCAGTGCTTTAATGGCAGAGGTGTCTTCCAGGATGCAGTCAAAGCGATGGAATGCCAGGAAGCCTGTCTGGTCAAATTCTTCGTAACGCTCCACCAGACGCTTCAGGATCATGTAACGAACACGGCGGATGATGAAGCGATCGAAGTCGCCACAGAACATGAATTTTTTGCCCGCGCCGATATCGTCAATTTCCTGGTCGATGACATACGGAACATTCAGAACTGACGCTGGCGCCACGCCGACGATATCCGGCAGCCAGAGCGGGCGTCCCTGACCGTCTTCCATCTCGCTGATGAGTTTCAGCGTGTTGTCATTGAACGCCAGGCGGAACTTCGGCCCGCGGCGGTACGCCGGGTCAATGCTGTGTTTCAGCGCCAGAATTTCCTGCCACTTCACAGCGGTGGCGGCGGCCGTCTGAGTGGTGCCGGTTACGGAGGTTTTCAGCCCTTTTGGCTGTTTCGGCGTGCCGGTACCGGTGCCCTGAATGAGATAACGTGCTTCACCGCGGCCGATACGCTCTGCAATTCGGCGGGAGAGATAGGCTTCCATGTCGATTGCACTGTCCTGCAGCAGCTCGTTGGACACGCGGATAATCTTGGAGGTCATTTTCACCGCACCCAGGGAGTCCATACCAAACTCAGTATCTTCTTCCCCGGCTTCTTCGTTCTCACCCAGCAGCACGCCCACTTCTGCGGTGCCGTCAGCGGTCGCCCATTCCATGGTACGGCCGTCGGACGTGGTGATGATCTGCGCTACGCTGGCGATGCCACCGTAGGCTTTCATCTGCTCAACAACTTTCGCCAGGAAGGTATCAGGCACGGTATAACCGCCCTTTTCATCTGGTGCCACGCCCTGCGCGCGCAGCTCACGCAAAGCCTTGCGCTCTTCGGAGCTCAGCTCGCTGGCGCCGTGACGCATCCATTTATCAAAGATCTGACCGCGTTTTTCGTCCTGCAGCGTGTTCTTATCAGGATCCTGATTATTACGCTGCTCTTCCTCGTTTTCGTCAACGTAGGTCTGGTCCTGGCGGCGCAGCTCTTCTTCGCGGGCAATGCGCTCATCAAGGGCTTCCAGCTCTGATTTTGCCTTGTTCCACTCGGTGCGCTGTTCATCCGTCCATGGGTTATCGCCGATTTTTTCATTCAGCGCACGCATATCGGTCGCGATGGTATTACGTTTTTGTTTCAGTTCATGCAATTTCATGGTTTTTCCTTACGCGTTAAGAAGGGTCAGGACGCGCTCACGCGCCATTCGTTGGTTAATGGCTTTCTGCAGCGCGCCACTGTCGCGCGCCTCCTGCCAGGCTTTCATTGAGCGGACGGCGGAATCCGCCTCCTGGTACGCCGGATATGTCACAGGGCTGACATCCAGCAGACGGGAAAAACGGGTAATCTCACGGATTACCACGCCTTCCTCGTCCTGGTACCACTCCTCTCCGTCGCGGGCGACGCGAAAAGCAAAAGAGGACTGGTTAATATCCCCGCGCTGCATCGGTGCCAGCACCAGATCGCGGATTGTCTGGGTTTCTGGCGCGGTGATGTCGTAACGCAGACCGCGTTCATCCACCGTCAGTGCAAGCGTGCCCGCCTGGGTGCGCCCCAGAATAAAATTGGGATCATGGTTAAACAGCGCCCGGACATCGTCCTGAAGCACATCATCAAACGCACCGCGCCGGATGATTTCGCGAAACGAACCGAAAATCAGTTCAGAACGGCTGTCAAAAACCGAACCGTATCCGATGATCCGGCTGGGTTCGCTGTCGTGCGTTTCAGCTCGCACCTCGCCGCTGTAACAGCGAATTTCTCGTTCACTCATCTTGAGTGTTCTCCTGGGTTGTAGGTTTAGCTGGCTGGGAGGCGTTGACGCTGACGAGCATTTCATCAAGGCCATCTTTGGGGTTCATATCCTCAAAGGCGCGCGCCTCGTTACGGCTCATCCAGCCATCGGTGATGGCGTAGTGATAGAACTCTGCGCGCTCTTTAGCGGTACCGCGCAGCAGACCAGCCAGGTTAAAACGCACGTAATACCCTGCAGCCCGTTCGGCGCGGGTGAATAACCTGCGGTTAAGCTCCTGCTCCCAGTTCGTCACCCACGGCATCATCGTGTAGCGGACGAACTGAATCGCCTGCTCGGAAATATTGGAGAAGGTGGCTTTTTCGAGGTCGTTGATCATGTGCGCCGGCACGTTGAAAATACCGGCAATCATCGAGCGGTTGAGTTTCATCATGTCGATGAGCTGGGCATCAACGGGGGAGACCGTCAACGCTTTATAGTCCAGCTCTGCCGGAAGCAGCATCGTTCTGTTTTCCTGGCTACGCAGCATCAGGGTGGCTTTCTGCCACATTTCTTTCAGTCTTTTCCAGGATCCGTCATTCAACTCTCCTTTAACTGAGACGATGCCCGCAGGCCTGGCGTTGCCGCTGAAGAAACTTTCCGTGTATTTCTGGCCGCTCATGCCCATTCCGATGGTTTCGGCGTGCTGCAGTACCGGACTGAGGCCCATTTTCTGATCGTTGCCCAGCGCCCTGACGTGGATCATATCGTCAGGATTGATGGCGAAAGACCCCTCTTCGTTATAAACGCCGTAGGTATAGCGCCCGCCGATGTTCAGCAGCGTCGTTTCCCACGGCATGCAGGCTTCCAGGCCAGTGACTTCACCAGTTCGCCGGTGGCGATTAACACGTGTGTAGCCGTTACCCCAGCCCAGGATGTGTCGCTGTTTCAGCTCGCGCCATTTATAGCTGGTCTGCCAGGCGTTCGGCTCGTCGTGAACCAGATAAAACGCCGGATGATCGCGGGCTGTTTCGACTTTCTTCCCGGTACGCCGCATGACGTGCAGCGGCATCTGCGCAACGTTGGACGAAATGACGTAAATACAGGCATAAACCGCTGCCAGTTTCATCGCCGTTCGGGGATTAACGATCACATCGCCGTTCAAAATCCCGTCATTTTCTGCGGCTTCAACGGTGATCGGTACCGCGGGGTTTTCCAGCGAGTTACTTCGAAAAATGGCATCAATCAGCATGACTTTATTCTCCTGGCGGCCAGCAGCGCCCACAGCAGCAGACCGCTACCGCCAGCCATGAGAGCAACCGCCGCGCCAAATTTGAGGTAAACACCTCCCACCAGCGCGCCGAAGCCTGCCAGCCCGGCCACATCGATAATTAGTGATTTCACAGGAATAACAGGTCCTCATCAGGATCGA